ATACTATTTGGCAAGGGTCGCGGCGGTCTTCCGATATGCAGCAAGTCGTCCGACTGCTGGGTGATTTAGGCGAGCGGTACGGCGCTGAACACGTCTACCAAAACCTGCGCACGCCTGCTGATGCGATCAAGTTGCTGTGCATCAATTATCCGGCGTTTAAGACCGAGCTGATCGCAGCCCACGAAAGCGGCATCGGTTATCGCGTTCTTCAGGCTGGCGTTGATCTGAAGCTTGATGATCTGCACCTGCCGA